ACGCCATCCACGCCGCCGAGCGCGGTCTCTGCGCTGTAGTCGCCAGCAAAGACCATGATCGTGTCGCCGCTCACCGCCACTGCCTGCGCTGCGTTGACTGTCAGAAACGGCTTACGGATGTCGTGGTCGTCGAGTCCGGTGCGGGTGTCGGTGCCAGTCTTGGCGACGAATATCGTGTTGCCGATAAGCGTAGGCCGAGCGTCCGTTTCGTCTTGGCTGTAAACTTCCATCGTGGCGCGGATGCTTGCGCGGCGCGTTGCGTCGATTTCGTTGCTGTTGCCGTTTTCTAGGTTGTTGTTGCTCATGATATTTAGTCTCCGTAAAATAGTTGATCGGTGCCAAAGTAGATTGCTGTTTGGCTGAATTTGATAATGTTTGATGCGTCGAATGCCTCGGTAGGAATAAAAAACACGACGTCAAAGTTAAGTTCCGAGCTGATCTCAAAGTCGCCCTCCTCATCGCCTGCCTCGTTGCTGCCCGCCTGCTCAAACAGGCTCTGCACTTGGTAGTAAGCCAGCGCGGGCGAAATCAGCGTCGGGACGTTCCACGCCATAAACGTGCGCACCTTTCCAACGAGCGCGAGGTGATCGGACTTGACCGTGCCGAATACCGTCAGGTTGATCGTGCCATTGTGCTTGCGTAGATACTGCTCGCCTGTGGCGGTGCGCCCACGGTCAATGATGCCTGCGCCGCCGTAGGTAAAGCCAACCTCGATGCGCGGCGCCTGGTGCGCCGTAGTGTCGCCAAACGCGACGGTCTGCGTCAGTGCAACGTCTAGGATGCTTTCCAGCGCGGCGATGAAGTTGGTCTCGTATGAGTAGACTGAGTTTTCGTTTGCCATTACAGTTTGTTGATCTGGATGCCGGGATACTTAGCGGCGGTTTCCTTGGCAGAGTTGAACACGCCTGCGCGGAGGTTTGAGCGAAAGAACTTCCTGCGGCCGAGGACGGCGCTTTTTAGCGCAGGGCTTGCGCCTGTCCATCTTCCAATAGGGTTTCCGTATTTGATCTCTAGCGCGTAAGAACCCTTGCCCCTAACGATCTCACGGCCACCCGTCTCTTTATGATAGATTATTTTACCGTCTACTAGTGGGCGTTTTTTGCCCATGAGTTTCGTTAGACCTTTGGCCTGGTTGGCGTTCGCGGGTTTGAGGTTGAGTTTGCGGATAATCGCCAGCCATGCGTCACGAGCACTCCCGATCCTTCGCAGTTTTTCGGCTAGCCGGGCTTTTCGTTTTGCTAGTAGCTCCGCAGATCTAGTGATCCATCTAGGATTGCGATTTTTGTAAACCCTTGCCGCCTTCTCCATTCCCGAGGTTTTGATTATGAGTTTCTTGCTAGCAATCCGAGTCTTTTTCGCCGCGCTAAGTAGCACCGCTGCCGCTTCTCCGCGCACGATGTTTTTGAGCGTGACCGCGCTCACGTTGCGCAGTAGCTCGTTGAAGAGCTTGTTTATCTGCACTTGGTCAAACTCGACCGAGAAATCTTTTACTGGCTTTGCCATTATGTAGCGACCCCCATCTTTTCGCGGATCTTCCACACGATATTCGTGGTGTCCTGTGACTCGATTTCCGTAATCTGGTAGATGACCGCAAGGTAAGTAATCGTATCCTTGATCTGCGGCATCCCACCGCCACCAAATACCGACACGGCGCATTCAAGTAACCGCTCTGCATTGAGCTTTGATCCGATGCCGTCGTCAGCAAAGAACTCATCCTTTACGAGGTCACTGACGGTGCCAACGTATTCGGCTGATGCCCACGTAAAGGTCTCGCCTATGACGGGCGCAGACTGCGTATTACCGCGCTCTATGAAGATGTCTAGTGCGTTCATTTGTATTCAGTTAATGGATACAGATGTAAATGGCAAGGCGCAAAAAAGCCTCGCAGTTTACTCGGGGCTGTGAGGCGCTAGATTTTACTCGTAGTCTCTGATTGCAATAAACTGAGCGTGCCGAGGTTTGCCACTGTCTGTCAGTCCGTAATATTCAAACGTGACTAGCTGGCCTTTAGTTGCTGGCGTGTTGGTGTGGAGTTTAAAGGTCTCACCTTGATACTCGCAGATTAATGAAGTTTTTCCCGTCGCTGTGGTCACTGTCTTGCCCGTATAGGTCGCCTCGTCGCATAGCACGGGCTTGACCTTGGCGTAGTCGTCAGACCTGCCAGCGGTGTATAGTGATGCTGGATTGCGCAGGATTGCGCCCTCTCCGCCGGTGGCTAGTATCTCTTTGACTAGGCGCTTCATGTGGCGCTTGTCGGTAATTACGGTTTGGGATACCGCTTTAACGCTAGGGATGCTTTGTGTTATCTCCATCCGAGTTGATGCGCGGGCAAGTGAGCCGGGCGCGTCAAATGCCACAAACTCAATACTTGCCCAGTCGCCAGAGATGCCAGATTTGAGGGCGGATAGAACGCGCTGAAACCCTCCGCGCCCCGCCCATAGCTCGCCCGCTAAGGGAAACGCTGGAAGGCTGTCTGTGATGCTCGTAGGGCATAGGATGAGCTTGCCTGTCTTCGTGCGAAGCTCTGATCCTGTCCAATCTGCGTAGATGCCGTCCAGCTTTTCGGAAAGCAGCCAGCCTTTGATCGGTTGGCCGTAGTAGTCTGTAGCGAGTTGGGGGGCGTGTGTCATGGGGTAGATAGTGCGTTGTGTGTGCAGGTTGTCAAGTGTTTGTGTGCACAAAACAGCCCCGCATTGCTGCGGGGCTGTGGAGTCGCTAGGGAAACGAGTTTACTAGCTAGGTGTTATCGCCGAAATCGATCCTTAGCAATCCGGTAAATGCTGCCGATGGATTCCGCCAGCAGAAAACAGCCGTAGGAAAATACGCAGGCGGCGACTAGGCCGAAACCGCAGAACGCTAGCTGTAAGATTAGGTGGTAGGTCGGCGTTACAGGTTAGGACGGTTGCGCTTGGCCTCTCGGTATCGGCGGAAGTCAACCCGCGTTGCGCACCACGCAGCCGCGGCCAGGAACCATACCCAGCTTTCGATGCCGTTTAGGGCGAGCGTCACGGCTCCGATGGTGCAGATGATTGAGACGATGTTGGCGGCGATTATCGTGATGATCGGATTCATGGCTGTGCGGGTTAGGTGTTGTCGGCGGGATGGTTCCTCGGTAGCTGCGAGCACGCATGATAGCGGCTCGGATTGCTCTTGCGTCGGTGCTGGTGTGTGCAGCGGAATTGCTACAGCTCGACATTGCTGCGCGTGTGCAGGTTGTCAAGGCCTGTAGACACAAAAAGGGGCGCCCCTTTCGAGACGCCCCTTCCGCTATATCATTACCCCTAATGAAAACTTATGAGTATTGCGTGGTGATGCGGGTGCCAGCGCGGGCGTTGACTAGCTTCTCGTTGGTGTAGCCCCAAGCGCGGATGATGTCGCTTTCGATCTTCTTCTCGAAATACTGCTCAACGAAGAACGGCGCGTTAAAGATCTCACGCCAGAAGAAGGTCTTGATCGCGGTGCGCATCGAGTCGCCAGGTGCATTGGTGTCGGCGTCGCGGCCTGCGCCGATCCAGATGTGAGTGTTTGCCCAAATCTGACCGATGTCCACCTTGCCCTTTGCGGCAGTGTTGATCTGCGAGCGGCCAATCAAGACGCGCTTGATGCCTTCATCGGCAAATGCCTTTTGCAGATTTGAGACTGTGACCATTGCGCCTGCACCATTTGCGCCAACGATGAACGCGGCGAGCTTAGTCGAGAAGCGCTGACGCGTCCAAACGGCTTGCGGGATGACAATCGTGTCAGGATACTCGCCACGGTCACGCACGCGGTCAATGCCGAGTTGGATGTCCATAGCCAGATCACTCGTCGCGATGTTCGCAGTAGTGTAGGCAGCGGTAGAGGCTACCGTGTCAAAGCCGGTTCCTTGAGAGATTGCGGCTACGCGGGTCTCGTGCAAGCGCATGCTGTTGAGCATGGCTTCCTCGGCGTACACCCCGATGATTGGGATGTCCGAGTTGCGAGCGACTTCGATAGGGATTGGGATTTCCAAACCGTCGCCAGACAGCTTAGTTGTCTCAAGTCCGATCTTTGCTTCGATCCGCTTAAACAGGGCACCCGGTGCTCGCGGTGCGGTGTTGTTGCGAAGCATTTCGCCGTTTGCGAGTGCAACGACTGGATACTCGCCGTCGAGTTTATCTTGCCCGTGTTCGGGAGCAACTTCGAGGCCGACAAAGTCGGTTCGTTTTGCGAGACCTTGTAGAACGTAGGACGTCAAGGCTTGTGAGATTGATGCTTGTGAGACTGACATAATATTAAATGTAGTTGGTTATTGGATACGCAGAGCTTAGGACTCGGCAACGGATGAAGGCTTGTAGCGCCACTCGAAGATTTCGTCAGCGCCTGCGGCTGTGATCGATACGCCCTCTTCAAAAGAGCCGGTTGCCTTAGTCGAGGAAAGCTCGCCAGCAGACGTGCTGTAGACTTTAACGCCTGCTGCGATGGTTGCGCCCGAAGCGGTGCCGAAGTTCACGTCGGCCCCGCTAAGAAGTTTGATGGAGCCGTAAGCACCAGATGCAATCGCCTCTTGAGTGATGCCGTCTGCACGGTCAGCTTTGGCGGCTACTGCGTAACCGGTTGCTGTGATTTTCACGCGAATGAATTGCGCGAGGTCTGCGTCCGCTAGACCTGTTACGACCCCGGCGACGTTAAAAACTGTAGTTGATCCTGCCATAATGTTTTACTGTTTGTGGATTAGAGTTGAGAAACGTAGACTCCGCGCTGAGCGGCCTCTGCATTTACGAGTTTTGGATTTTCACGTGTAAGCTCCATAAGCGCGACGTGGTAAGCTTTGCCCTCGCCGGTCTTTTTGGACATTTCGGCGGAGAACGAGTCGGTCTGTTTGGTCTGTGCTTCCTGCACTTGCAAGGATGCGCCGAACGAGATGCCGAGCTTTTTCGATTCGGCGGTTGCCGTAGCAAGGTTAGCTTCGAGCGTGGAGTTTTTAGTCTCCAGTGCTGTCATGCTGGCTTTAAGCGCAGACATTTCAGCTTTGCTTGCTTCACCCTCAGCTTCAAGTGCAGCAGCGGCGGTCGCTTCAGCTTCGAGTTCGTCGGCTGATAGCTCTTCGGGCATACCCTCCACGAGTGTAGTAAGTTGCTCTTGCATGGGCTTTAATGCCTCGGCAATCAGTGCGTTGATTTCTTCTTCTGTCATAATCTGTGTTTGGTTTTTGGTGAGTTTGCTAAATTTAGTTTTAGCGGAAAATAAGCCCGCGTTGATTGCGGGCGCGTCCACAAAGTCCGCCGACTCTATCTTCATGCAGCGCATTAGATCGACCCCGCCCTGTTTTACTTTTTGCAGTAGTGCTGTGACGGATACGCCGAACTGCCTAGAGATGCGGTCGGCTAGCGAAAACAAATGCGCTACGCCCGCTGAGGTTGGAATCGCTGTAAAGTCTGCGCGGAGGTGATCGCCATCGATACGGAAATTGTCGAACGTGCCAACGACTTCGGAGAGTCCGGTGCCGTGTTCAAGCTTGGCTTTGAGCGGCTGTCCGATTGCAAGGCAGGCAACAAGCATCGTCTCAAGCGTGGTAGCGTCTGTCCAGAACTCGCGTATCAGCTCTTGCGTGGTCTCGTCATACTCGCCGTGGCCGATGGCCTCAACGCCTGCGGTCGCAAGGCTTACGCCTTTGATGGTTCCGGCTGTAAGGTCGATGGCGTTGTCAAGCAGTGCCAGTCCGAGTGACTGGTCAAATGCTACTACTTGCGACTGAAAAGATTCTGCCATGTATTCAGTTTATGGATACACAAACTGAAAAGGTCAACATCGTTTTGATTGACGCTATTCGCCTGTTACGGTGGTATCGAGTCCGTCTGCGACAAGTGGCGACACTTCCGCGCTGGCGAGCATCTCATCGGCAAGGTCAGGCGCGAGGCCGAGAACGTTGACCAGCATTATCTTAGCTGCGCTTTTGGGTATTACACCGGTTCCGAATCCCTCAATAACTTGCGTCATTGCCTGAGATCCGCCAACGCCAATCGATGCAATCAACGGATCTGCTTTTATTTCTTCGGTTACTAAGTTGCCGTTCCCGTCAACGCCGCTCAAGCTCAGCGCCGGGTTGCGTTGTCTCGGATACGCTCTGAATGGTTGGCGGCTGTGGGTACACCTTGCGGATTAGGTTTGTCGCGTTGTCTACGGACAGGCCAGATTTTTCAGCAACTTTCTTGCCGTCCTGAATCAATCCAAGTGTTTCCTCTAGTCGAGTCGTGCGCACGTCCTCGGGGTGGCGGCCGTGTATGTGCTGATATTCGGTCTCTGTCAGTAGCCCCGCGTTTACGAGTTCAATGTCTGCTTTTGCGTCCCGTCCGTAGTCGGCTGTGATGCGAGCACCGTAGAAAAACGCTCCCTTGAATTTGGTTGCGCTGTCGCCTTTGATTCGGCCTTGGTCGATTCCGTTTTGGATGGCACGGCGAATGGCCATGTTCATCCACTGCCGCTCAGAGTTAGACCTTTCGATCTGCATCACGCGGTCTTCGCGCTCAACTACGAGCCTGCCGACTGTGCCGGTAAGTTTGTCCACTTTCCAGCTGAAATCGTAAGACAGCCCTACGCCTGCGAAGATTTCTTTCGCTTGCGTTTCGATTACGGGCAGGAATGTTCCGTTCGGGAAGTCGTTCGGAAACTCAAACACGCCCTCAGTCGTGCGCATGTATTGCTGCTCGCCGCCTTCGACGTGCTCTAGCTTTACGCCCGCTTCGTCATGCGTTGGCTTTGGCGGCTGGTTGTCCCTGAAGTGGTTTACGTCGCTAGGCACTTCGCCGTCGTCGGTCTTCATGTATGGCAACTGAGTGGCGCGGTATTTGATATTGATGCGCGAGTATTCGAGCGTTTCCTTCATGTCGCGCATCCGCGTAATCACGGATTTGAAAGCAGTTACTCCGTGGTAAGCGTCTGCACGTGTCGGGTCAAATACGTGCGAGAAGTGGCCTTGCGGAATGAACTTGTCGAAAGTGTAAACGCTGCTGTTCGACCTGCGGCTGTAAAGTTCATACCCTAGCACGCGACCGCCGTCGTCAACTAGGATTCCGTTCTGGTCGTTGAGATTATTGGAAAGGATCGTATTCGGATTTCCAATACGGTCTCCAGTAATTAGCTGAATCTTGTAGTCTCCGTTTTCGTCGATAATATGCACAATGCCAGATTCACCGTCGCGCTTTTTGCCGCGTTGCGCCATCTGCGCCGTTTTCTGAAAATCAAATCGCCCAGTGTATTCGCACTCAGCAAACCACTCCTTGAGGAATTCGCTGATCTCGTTGTTGAAATTTACGTCGCCGGTCATCGGCTGGTAGCGGATGGTTCCGAATGCGTAAACGTCGTAAACGTTTAAGATCATGTCAGCGATCGGGAAGTTATCTTCTAGGTCTCGGGCTTCAAGTATCATCTGTAGCCGCTCGGTCGTTGCCGTTGCGCCCTCGGGCGACTGGAACGTTCCGTATGCGTTGCCACGGTTACGGCTGCGCTGGCCGCCTTCGTAGAGATTCGTCATCTCCTTGGCGCGTGCTACGATGAGGGAATTTGAGGCGCGGTCTGCTGTGAGCTTGCCGCTGAGAAAGTTGTAAAGTAGTCCCATGTGTGCTGGTTAATTGAATGAAATACGCCGCTTGTTCGCCCCGCCAGTGTTGAGCCGACGCGCTAATGCTTGCTCCAGCCCCGCAAGCTCTGACTCGCTGGCACTCTCAACGGTAAACTGCCGACCGTTCTTGTTCGCGCTGGTGATCGTGCCACCTGTAGCCCGGCGCAAACGCTCAGCGACGACGGCGGTGCGCAGGGTTGCGACTTCGGCGGTCGTATAAAAGCTGATGTCAGGAATTGCCATGCCTGTATTCAGTATCTGGATACGCGCGGCTTGTCAATGCTTCGGTGCGGACGCAAAAAAGCCCGCCGTGTTAGGGCGGGCTTCGGGTGTGTGTGTGTTACGCGGTTTTGGCTTCGCGACGTTCCCGCTTGTTGCACTGTCACTTCGCTTTCCTGCGGACGCCTGCCCGCTGCACGTAGCAGAGGACTCGACGCCAGCCGCCGAGGGCGTCTTGTTCGAAGTGTGATTTGTATGGACGTTTCATTTCTGTGACTTTGCCGCGATGTGTGCAGGTTGTCAAGGGGCTGTGTGCAGGTTTATTCGCTATCTTGCTGTTCGCTCTCCTGCTTTTCGCTGATGTCCGTGACTAGATCGGCCTCGATGGCCTTGCCCACCAGGTATTTTTCGCAGGCGTAGAGGTGGTCGGGGTTCTGCTCTTGGCTTCCGACCAGCGTCCAGCGGTAGTTCTCATGTGACTCATCCTTGCTCACATTGAGCTTTGCGTGCGTGTTGATGTGCTGCCCATACTCGGGGCAAAAGTCCATTATGTCGCTCGGCACCTCCCACGCCATAGCCTTACCAGAGCGCAGCTCGTAGAGCTGGTCTTCGATTGCTTGGTTATTGATCGCCCGCCACGGCGCATATAGCCCGTTGTATTTCGACGTTCGACCAACGCCGATTTGCCCACTCTTTAGATCGCTGAAATTCTTATACACCCGAAACTCTACTCCCTTTTTAACTGGTATTTTGTGAAGATACTGCCCCCCATTTTGCCGCATGTCTCGGTCTTCCCCGCGCACGCCCACCCAATTAAATCGCAAGCAAAACTCATAAATCACATCGGGTTTAAACGCGCAGTCAATCGTCACGCGGCTAGACTTGTGATCTGCATTACTGACGCGTTCGACTTTTGCCGCGATTAACCGATCGTCGAGGTCAGCCACCTCGTCAACCCGCCCGCAGTCTACGAGGCGCGAAGAGCCGTCTGCACGATAGGCGCGAACGACGAACCAGAAGTGCTCGCGGTCGCCCCGTAATCCGTGCTGGTAGTCGATTGCAGCGAGGCGCGTAAACTCCCCATCCATCCTGCCGTCGAGCATGTCCGCGCGTGTGTAGTCGCCTGTTACCATCTCCTGCTTGACTACTATGGGGCGGTCTTCCCAGAACTGAGCAAGAACAAACCGAATGAAATCTTTGAGTGCCTGCTTTTGACCGACGTTATGTCCTTTGCCTATGCGAATCCAACGCTCCATGATATCGCGCCAATCCTTGCCGACAACGAAAGCGGAAATCGTAATCGACACAATGCTCGGGTCAGCGTCCTCGTTCGTCGCGATCCATTCGCCGCTCAGGTTGGCGCGTGCGCGTTCCTCGCGGTCGTATTCAATGCGCTGTTTGCAGTGCGGGCATTTGATGTGGGTGGTCTGCCCTGTGGCGCGGAAGTCAAGCGAGCCGTCCGCCTTCATCACATCCTCTTTCTCGAAGACGCCGCCGTCGCTGTGATCCCACTTGTAGTCGTGCATCCCTCCGCAGTGCGGGCAAGGCACGTGCCATTCTTCGCAGGTGCCAGACGCGTGATCGTTTGAAAATTCCGTGCCTTTAGTGCCGCCGGTGCCGAGTGCCATCGTTTTCCAGTCGCCAGTGCGGTCAAACGCCTCCTTGCGGTTGTCGATCTGCTTGCCCCATCCTGCACCATAGCGCCATGCCTCGTCCTTGACGATGTGACGCAATGTGTCCGACTGGCGATTCGCCTCTGCCTCGGCTCCGAGGATGATCAGGAACGAGCCGTCTTTGAAGATCGTGCGCCCTTTCGTGGCCGTGCGCACGCGGTCAGCCAGCGCAGGGCATTTGTCCAGCATTGGCCGCCAGCGTGTAGCCTCAAACCGCTCAGCCTTGCCGTTTGTGTCGGCGTAGAATCCCATCGGACTTGGGTCGTTGACCTGCGTGTGAGCCATGCAGACTTGCGCCGCGATGGTCTTGCCCGATAGCTGCGGGCATCCCGAGATGATGATCTGCCTGACGCTCGGGTCTTGCCATGCCTCGTAGATGCGGCGTGTCCACGGCACGTTGTCCGCGTCGAATAGGCCAGGAAACGGCGAATCTGAGCCGAACTTGATGTGCTCATGTGCCCAGTCCGTAATGCTGCGGTTGTCACGGGTCGTGAAGGCGGCGCGCCAGATAGTTTCGAGGCTGGTCATTTGGTGCGTTTGGTTTTCCGCTTCGCCGCTTTCTTCGCTGGCTTGCGGGTTGCGGATTTGGGACGGCCTTGCCCGGGAGCGTTAATTGGCGTGGCTTCGTTGGCGAGCATCTTCTTCGTGTTGCTCTGCGCGGTCGCCATCAGGTCGGCAGCTCCAGAGCGAATCGCGTCGAACACGGCGTCGAGGGTAGTCCGCTGACGGACGCGGATCTCTCCGGTCGTGTGGCCGGGTGACCAGTTGGACATTTCAATATCGCGCTCGGTCACCAGCATCTGGAACTCTGCGATCAGCGGCGCGAGCTGCGCTTCAATCTCGGCACGCGGAATGTAAGCGCCGGTCATTATCAACAGCTTCTCCGTGTTCAGGTCGATCTGGCTTTGGCGGAATAGATTCCGTAGCCGTTGCTCTTCGATCTTCATGGCCTCCAGCGATGCGTTCGCTTCGTCCTGTAATCCGCTCAGACCCTTGCGCTCGACGAACGCTTGCCATGCGTGCAGCGGCTCCTGTTTGTCTACTTTGGCGGGGGCGTCGTGATGGTCTTCGCGCCATTTTCGGATCATGCGGCCGGTGACGCCGAGCGACTTCGCGACGGCGCCCTGCGTGGTGTAGGTCTCGTTGGTTGCGGCTGTATTAGTTTTGCTCATGTTGGTTGTTTGGGGATTAGATTTAGTAATTTGAAAGTTTGCGAGAAAGGAGGTGGGTCTGGGACACTCACTTTGGACGCGTTGCAACGTAAAAGATTCCTTGCAACCCCCCACCGTGGTGCCCCATGCACTCACCACGCCCCTGCACCACACTCCCCCATACCTACACCCCATCCGCGCAAACTGAGCGCATGCTGGTGATCCTACCACCCACCGCTCCACGCCTCGCACGCTGTCCACATCCTTGCTACGCTTCGGATTATAACGCCGCTCAGAATCCGTCAAGCTCATAATGGGGCGAGGCGGCGTAACGCGTTGACTGTGTGGCGGATTGAGTGGTCTCCTGCCGCGTCACCACCGGAGGCGCGGCACTGACCGCGAACGATGGCGTGCTCATAGTTGCGTCCCTCTCAGCTGGTCAATGAGCCCCTCGAAGTCGAGCACTGCCTTTTCGAGATCGTCGGGCTCCCTTACCACGGCCAGCCCATGCACCTGCACCTCTGGCACCTCGTGATACATGCGTCCGTGATTGTCCTGTATGTCGTAGAGGTTGTCTGCGGTGCCGTAGCTTACGGCGAAGTCGATCACGCCCTCGCGTAGTGTCTCGCACGCCGTGAATCTCACGCGCTGACAGGCTGTGTATTTTAGTTTGCTCATGGTGTGGTGTGGGTTGGTGGGGTGAGGCGGGTTGGGTGGATTTCGTGGAATTCGGTCTCTGTGCGAGTAGACGCTGTGCGAAACGAGAGGCCGTCCCATATTTCGATCACTTCCCAAGGTTCATCATCATCAAGCTTAGCCCAGTAGTAGCCGTCCTCGGTCGGTAGCGCGCTCATGGTGTCGCCTCCTGCGGTGCTGCGGGCTGCTTGCGCCATTGGGTGCCACGCGTTAATATTTCGAGGTTCGCCCTTACCCACCCTTTCCCATCAGAGTGCCAAGCCAGCACGCGATGTCCCGCAGCCAGCCCATACCGCTCTGCATCCTCACCCGCATACGTGTGGATCGTCGGGTCGCCGTGCTGAGCGGTTAGCGCAGCGTTGATGTCGTCGCCAAACGTTGCGCAGCCTGTTGACCAGTTGAACGGCGGCGGTGCGGGCGGCTCGTAAGCCTCGATGATCGACAGCATTCGACGTAGTGGATAGCGGAAATCTCCGATTTTACACCAAAGTTTGCTTGGCATCGCCGAGCTTCCTACGGCGTGCCATAAACCCGATATTTTGACGCTTCCGCCGTGTTCTAGTTTCGTGTTTTCGTCTATCATGTGTGTTGGTTGGTGGTTATTATTCTGGTTGCGAAAGTGTGATGCCCAATTCAGCCGCAAATACCGAAACATTGTCAAGGTATGTTGTCATTCCGCGCACTTTCAGGGACGTGGTGCTGGCGTAGTCCAGTATGATGCCCTTGGCGAAGTCCGCCATCTCGTGCGCCCCGTCCCGCCGTAGCTGTTTGACCGCCTGCACGCGGTCAGCAAACGTATCGTCTGCGGCGCATAGTAGCGGCACTAAGAAGCGCTCCTTGAAGAGCAAGTGTAGGCTGTCGGTGTCCTGCCCTGTCTCTTCGCAGATGATCGCCAGCCATTTGCGGTAGAGCCGGTTCTGAGCCTGCGAGCGCGTCAGCTCATACGGTTTGATCGTGACCTCGTAAGGTGTGTCGGTGCTCACCTGCGCGTTGTCAATGATCGCGTGCGTGCGGGCTACGTCTTGGGGCGTGCGTAGGATTACGCGGTAGGTCTGTTTGGTTGGTGTCATGAGATCTATCTGTCGCGCAAAAGGATGTTAGCAGCGCAAGTAGCTTGGTTAGCCTCATCGTTCCAATTGTCCGTTTTCACATCGCGGACATTATTGAGATCAACATCGCTAACTCCAATAAGTTCAGAGACTGCCTCCCATGCGTCTTCCCATGTTTCGACATGGGAAAGAGCGTCCTGCTTTGAAGTGGCCGCAATGACCACGCTACGAGAGATCATCGCGGTTATTTCATAAAGCCGAACACAAGATGCGGCTGGGCAATCCCCATTAGTCTCTTGTTTGGCTGTGGTTTCTGGCTTCGTTTCGGTTTCGTTTTTATCCATAATATTAAATTCCGCTCGTCACAGCGCCCCCATCACGCCGCTCTAGCTCAGCGCGGCCATACTGCATCGCCTCGTCATCTTGGTTCTTGCGTAGCCGGCTGGCGATTTGCTCAGTCTTCTGCCATTTCGTCAGCGGCTTAAACTCAATGCCCTCGCCGCGTAAGGCCGCGTCTAAATCGGCAGGCGTGCATTCCTCAAATCCGACAGTCAAATCCTCGCCGCGCAATACCTGCGCTGATTCGGTCGGGTATTTGCGACAAAAATCCACCCATGCGAATTGCTTCCAGCCGCCCGGCACGCGGTCAACCCAGTCGGCTGGTGCGGATGGCGTGTTCGACGCTGTGGAGTTGCGGCCCCGCCCTTTGGACGGGTGCAATCTGAAATAGTCGTCTGCGGTTGCTAGGATGTCCGCGTAGACGTTGATTAGCCGCTGTGCAGACTTAGGGCGCTTGCTCAGATGGTCATCGTATGAGTCGCCGTTTGCTTTCGCTTTCGGCTTCGGGAGCCGCATAAACATGCGCACGGTTTCCGCGCCCGTTGCAGTAACGTGTGACTCGATCTTTTTCCAAGCCTTCGTCTCGCTCTCAGGTCGTTTGACATTTGGGTCAAAATTCGGGGTGAGCCCCTTGATTAGAGTGCTGTGAAACGGGTGTAGGCCGCCAGCTTTGCGCTCTGGTATTAGCTTTATCGCCTTAATCAGTGTATTGTATGCCAGTTTATCGAGTTCGTCTTTACTGGCATTATACCTCCGAGCAAGTCGTTTGCATACTTCGCGGGATTCTTCGTGGATCGTAGTCATGGTGTGTGTGTGTTGGTGGCAGCGCAAGGGTCGGACTTGCGCCGCGCACAGGTTAATCTTCTAGGCCGAGGTCTTCTTGGTCGGGGTCAAATCGCCCGATCATCATCCCCTCCATCGTCTGCTGTTGGCGTGTGCCAGCGATATACAGGGTAGCAGCGGCAATCGCCTGGTTGCAAGTTGCCGCCTCGCCCGCAGCAAGTCCGCGCTCTTCTTTCTCCGAGCCTGCTGGCTCGTCGATCTGGATTAGCGGGGTCTCGCCTTTGTGCGTCTTGCCGTTCCGGAGCGCTTTCTTGAAGAGCACGCTGATTACAACGTCAGAGAGCGCTTGCATTGCGGTGAAGCATTCGTCCATCGGCTTTTCAGGTGACTCGCTCGTGCGGGTTTCCTCGCCTT